GTAGATGCTGGTGAACTGTTGGCTAACCAACCACTAACTACGACATACTGGTCGCCTGTGCTGTCAAAATTGCCAGCGGCTAGGCTAGGAACAAAAACACTTGGTGTTGATATAGCACCGGCAGTAACAAGTATAGAGATAGCCGGTGTGTTATTGTTAGCACCGCCTGATCCACCCCCGCCACATCCTGTTAGATCCACTGCTAGTGCAGGGATTACAAGTTTCCACATGGGAATCTCCTAGTTAATTAATATGTTCGATCCAGTTTGACATTGGTCAATCCAGCAACCATTTGAAACTTGTCCCACGCATCTTTTACAGTGGGATTGGCATCCAGTTCTTCACTGTGTAATATTGTTTCCAGCCAGTGATAGCCGTGGCGGCGAGGCTTGTATCCAAACTTGCGTGGTTGATGCAACCGGCCAGTTTCCCAAAGATCGATACTAACTTGTCGATAGTGACCATCATCCTGATCCCTGCAATCCCACCACTCAGGATTTGATCCATAGCGATAACCAAACCAGATATCCGCCCACTGCTTGTCGTCATGCGGGTCAAAATCTGTGCGAGCAATTAATACCAGCACATCATTGATGTCCACGCGACCTTGCACAATGTCTCGAACACATCGACTATAACTTAGTCCAATTTTCATATTTTATCACCTGCTTCAAAGTCACGGAATCTCAAGAACCGGGGGAATCGGAGACTGTATGTTCCGTCTTGGTTTTGGGTAACTGCGTCCGCTTGGACTTCAACCAAGTGACCAAGCAACTGATCCCTATTGGCCCAATACTCATCACGAACAGTATCACTAAAGCCACTGCCAACATTAACGCGAATTCTACGGTCATTGTCATCTCCTTCACAGATTATAGCACCCAACCGGTTTTCGTTCCTACCAGTTCCTTCTTCAAAACCCACAATGTTCAAATCAACTGAGATAGTGGGTTTCCATTTCATCCACGAGTCCGAACGCTTGCACTGATAAGGTGCATCCAGGCTCTTGATCATGATGCCTTCAAAGCCACTTTCCACGGCAGCTTCGGCATAGCGTTGCATGATATCATGCCCTTCGGCTGTGTCCAAATCCACATCCAATCCGGGCATGATACGCAGACATGTGGTTTCTTCCAAGCCAGCACGAGCCGATTCTAACCATTCCAGTCGCTTGTATTGCTGTGCATTCCAATGACCTTCTTTGAAGGCATCAAGTGGAATGATATCAAAAATGTGATATACCATACCTGTGGTTTTGGCATCGCTTTTGCGATGTGCTTGGCGCATGAGTTGTTGAAAACTTTCACCCACGATCTCACCGTCCAGCACATAATGTCTATCTGTGCCGCGGCCGCCGAGTTGGAAGTGCTGCCAAGCATCTTCAATGGCATCAACAATCTGCGGAAAGTTCTCAAACTCTTTGCCATTTCGGCTGTACAGTGTGACCGTGCGCCCACTAAGTACTGCCAACACACGCACGCCGTCCAACTTGCATTCCAGGCGCTTGACGCCTTTCATTTTCTTGGGATGGTCAGTAGAGTCCTGTGCCAGCTGACATGAGAATATGGGAATTTTGTACTCTGTCCGGCCCACAACTTTGTTGATGGTCTTCTCAGAAATACCACACCGCAGATCTTTGATCAACACACGGCGAGCTAGACCATTCCATTCTTCAGAGTCAAACTGCTGACTCATTTGCTCAACTGCTTCTCTAGCACGATTGCCTGTGACCGATCTGGTGCGCAGGGCTTCTAACATGGCCCAGAACTGTGTCCAAGGATTGTCACGGCCAGTCAGTCCCGTAGTTTCTGGCACTTGCCTAATGCCAAACACATAGAACGGATTGTAGGCTTGATAGCAGTTGAACAAAAAACACTGTGCATCGGCACTGCCCAGCCGAGCAGCCATAAGAGCTTTTTCAATCACTTTTTCTTTGTGAATGCGACTGTCTGAACTTTCGAGGTCGCGGATCCATCCTGCGGCCATTATGGCATCAAACCTTGAGTGGCTGTAATCAGTTTCATTCATATACTTAACGCCTTACCACGATGAGTTATAAAACACTTTCAAGCCCATGAACATTTCTGTTCTAGCGGCCTTGATAAAAGCCAAGTCACTGTCATAGTAGTGCTGGTCTGAATTGTCGCCAAAGAAGAAACCAGTTGTAGGCGGCAGTCGACGGTGTGTGACTGCTCTTTCAAGCTCGTCCAAATCCTCGGCAGTGAGTTCCATTTCAACGCCGTTGAAGCGGTCATAGTCTAACTTTTTTTGTTCTGCAAGCCGTTCCATCCAGCCATGGCAATCTCACGCGGCTTGTTCACTTTTGTGTTCACAAGATCTTTGGTGGTTTCGTCCCACTCAGCACCGTCGTAGTATTCGCGTTGCTGACCTTCACGGGTGGCCACATAGGCGTACATATCAAGACCCATAGTTTTCTCCTTGTTGATGACGGTATTCACGTTTGAGCCAATATTTGTATTTGGCAAAATATTCTGACATTGGATAGGGCGGCATGCGGCCAGTCCATTCTTCTATTTCAAGGCAGTGAGCATACCAACGCTGATTTAACCAGCGTCGAAATGTCATGCTGCCTCCAACATGTTAGCAGGCACTCGCCACAAGCCTTGCGGGGTGCTCACTGTCACATACTTGATAGCAATCTTGCTCACAGTACCTTGCATGGTCATGCCACGTTTGGTGCTGTGAAACTTTACCGTGTCACCTTTGGCGAACTGACGGATATTGTGTTTGCGCAGGCTGGCCTTGGCAAATTGCACTGCACTGATAATGCTGTCAAGTTCAGTGTTTGAAAACTCACCAAACATGATAGCAGAGTTAACTTGCTGGATCTTGGACATCTGGGTCATTTGGGGCTCCTTTGTTGCTTACTATGCCTAAATTATAGCAAAAACGGCTTTTCTGGTCAACCAAAATAATAACCCTACAATCACTAGGAGTTCTACTACCGTAAAATTAGTACGATAGTAGTACCGCTGTATTTGGCGTTGCATTTTAGTCCACATGCCCTAATTATAACGGGCAATGCCTTTATTGGTCAACCAGAAAAAATGTATACTTTAGTATACAGGAGTCACAGCAGGCACAGGTGTCACTGCTAGGGTGGCACTGGGAGTGGTGTTGACTCCCAGCCCTGCCGCATTCAAAACTTGATTGTTTTGTCCTTCGCGCAAGGCACCCACTATGGCCTGACCGCCAATGATGCTGGTATTGGCAATCTGTTCAATAAAATATGCTGGGCCACAAGAACTGGTTTGAGTACCATATGTGGGCAGTTGTTGCACAAAGCTCATTGTGCTAACCCGTTCACCAGCTTGTAGATTGAAGTAGTCAATACCAGCGTATGTTTGGTAAGTTTTTTCTGTACTTAATACATTGGCAATCGCAGACCAAGCATTGTTAAGAACAGCTACGTTGGCAACCACCGCGGCGGTGCCATTGGTGTAAATGTTAGCAATATTTCCATTTGCCTTGGCAATATTGGCCACCACATCAGTTCCACTAGTAGCGGCAGCAATAGCAACATACGCTGAATTTATACGTCCAATATTGCCAGCATCCAATGACACAATGTTGGCCATAGCTGACCTTGCAATGTCAAGTTGTGCGGCTATATTGCTACGATCAATTGCAGTACCAATCACATCACATGTGGTAATAGTACCATCTGGACCGGAGCCGGTGGCCACGTTGCTGGAAAAATATGATGCCACACCAGAAGTAATGGCAGCAGTTTGCGCCTGAATTAATGGTAAGCCAGACATAGTACTAAGCCCGTCGATTGTGGTAGGCAACCAAAAGTCAGTATCATTGATATTTGTACCAACTGGCACATCTTGTTGAGCACGATAAAAAACAGTGCTTGGACTCAACTGTGCCAGACCGTTTACTGCCGGAGCATTGGCTACTAAATCGTTGGCCAAGTAAGATGCATTGACATTCCACGGCGTTCGTGGCGCGGTATTAATTGTGGCAGCTAATACAGGTAATGTAGTATTAGTAATGTTGGTAATTTGTTCAAATGCCACTTGTACAGCTTTGTTAGATACTGCTTGTCCTGGTGGAATTACTTTGCCCAAGTCTTCGCACCCATTGGGCGCTGCCAGATATGCTGACACATTGTCAGCCAAGTTCATGTTAACGCTGCCGTCAGAACCATATACTAGAACTGGGCCTTCAGGACTGGGTGTTTGTAACGTGGTATAACTGTTGGGAAATATTATGGTTTGATCCAGCAAATCAGCCATGCTATTAAGATTAGGTGTGGTAACTGCCAATATGCTTAACACCTGTTGTAGATCGGTTCCTGTAACATTGGTCATACCTTGGTAAGCCAAACGTTGCAAACGAAGATATTCGTTTTCTGAAACTGTGCCTGATCCTGTTAACAAAGTTTGTATTTCTCTGGCTGTTAATCCTGCGGCCAATAATGGTGTTTGAACAGGCCCAAATACTCCACCTACCATATTGCGTTAAATTGCCTTGATTGATTAGATCTACAGCAAAGTTTCCAAAATCTGGATTTACGTCACTAACACTGTTTGTGGTTAGTGCATCCATGTTGGTAAATGTAGGGCCAAGATAAGTTTGTGCGTTAGTAGCAGAATTAATGAATTGGTTGGTTGAATTAATGTAACCTTGCACTGCCATAAACCCTTGTGCAAAACGACCAACATCACCATTGCCTAAATAGTTGTTTCCAGTTTGTTGAATTAACCCTGCAAATCCTGCAGGCACAGTAGATACAGGAGTAAGATTGGTAAAGGCCGCAGGAATGCTGTCGCCTAGTGCAGGAATGGTTGTGTTGCCAATAGTCAGCAATGATGTCAATGTTGTTGCGTTGGCAAATGATGCGGCAGTGTAGTTGGCCACTGCTGTGAGGAAATTTGGGATTGGTGAGCCGGCATTAAATGATGCGACTGCGGTGGTTAATGCAGTGGGCAGTGGATTAATACCAGTATTGGCCAACAAGGCTGAGGCTGCTGTCAATTGCAGTGGGGTTAGGATACCTTGTGCCATTATGCTGCCACCCTAACGTCACTGGATCCACCAGCTCTGGCATGACCACAAGTGTCGCCAGCACCTGTGTAAACTACAGGAATGCCGCCAGCTCGAACTGAGCCTGATCCGCCGGCTGTAACAGCACTACAGTGAATAGGTGGGCAACCTCGTTGACCGCAACAGGGGTGAGCACTTACAGAGTTGCCATCAACAATTATCGGACGACCGTTGACTCGCACTGAACCAACGCCACCACTGGCCACACCTCCTGCACCGTCTGCATCACCTACTCGTTGTACTGCTGGCATTTTATCCCACTAAAATTCTCTTTTCTGGCACTTTGATGCCAGTGGTTGCTTCGATGTATTTCATGCGAACTGATTCATCTGTCAGCGCAGAGATAGCAACACAATTCATATTTAGCCGGGGATTTTTGTCAGGATCTGCGGTAAACATTGACGGCACAAGTCCCATGCCTTGTGGCCCAGGAGCCACGCTTACAGGGTCCTGTAACATAGCATAGCCGTCGCCAGCGTCCATGACTTTGGCAATCATTTCTTCGCCAGAGTTCAGTTTGAATGTGTAAACTTTTCCAATTTCCATTATTTGCTTTCTGTTAGTTTTGTTCTGAGTTCAGTGAACCCGCCTACCAGTTGATCATCTAAAAAGATCTGTGGTACTGTGCGAGCATTTGGTACTGCTTCTAATAGTTGTTCTCGCGTCCAACCATGCTGGATATTGCGTTCTTCAAATTCAATGTTGCGTGATTTCAACAACGCTTTGGCTTGGTCGCAGTAGGGGCATTGGTCTTTCGACCATACAATTGCTTTCATTTATTTTCCTTCTTTTGATTTGTCGTAAGTCTTGGCAAAAATATCTGTTTTTACAACACCATAGTCACCAGGACCGTGTCGAACAATATAGTCATTGCCACGAGTGTATTCTAAGTTACCCCATGACGCTCGAACAACGCCGTCATGGTCAGCAAGTTTTGCTACTTTCATAATCTTCTTAGGTGTAGCAGTGCCATCACCGTTGTCGTCATAGTAGGCATTAAACTTAATAGGACTAACAGGATACCTCTCGCCCTTGGGCCCAGTAATAATTTTATGACCTACTGTGTAGGCGACAGGACCTTCCAGTGTGTCTATTGTACCATTATCAGTTGCTGTTTCATACTTGATAGGTGTTGGATGTTTGTAGGTTTCAAACCCACCTTGTTGGAACCATTCGTCGTTAATCATAAGTTTGGCAATTCATCGTAGTCAATAGCATCGCTCATCACGCCAATAACATAATTGGTTGATTCATTTTCCTGCAGGGCAGTTTGTTTCTTGCTGGTGTCCACATGCTTGTTGAACCATGGTATGGGTGTAGAGCGTGGTGCAGGTTCTTGATACTTAATGCCAATTTCTTTCAGAGCATTGGCTGCTGTGTAGTCCACAAAGTCTTTTAAGATCTGTGCGTTGAGACCAATCACTGGACCTTTGTTGAACAGGTAGTCTGCCCACTCTTTTTCTTCACGGATCACATCCAAATACAGTTGATACACTTCAGCTTCGCACTCTGCCTTGGCTTGAGCAAAGCGAGGGTCTTCTTTCACCACTTGATTGATAATCCAACCAGTCCATTCTTTGTGAAGGATTTCGTCTTGTAGAATCAACTGAATAATGTTGCCATTACCAATAAAGATCTTGTTCTCCACCATGGCCAAACTAGTAGCAAATGATACCATGAAGCGGAATGCTTCTAGTGCGTAACTGGCGTTGAGTGCCATCCAAATGGCTTTGACATGTGCATGATCCTTGACAGGAACTTCCAGTTCTTTTTCGCAATTGACCATATGCAAGTGATCGTAATAGCGGCCCACACTTGATGCCATGTCCACAATCTCTTTAGTGTCGTGGATGGTGTTGAACACATCCTTGGGCACGTTGTAGATGTTGCGAATGATGTGGCTGTAACTGCGACTATGAATGTTGGTTTCAAAGAAACTCCAGTTGTACATCAAGGCTTCTAGCTCAGGAATGCTTACCACAGGAGTAAACACCTGTGCTGGGCCACGGCCTTGTAAACTGTCTAGTGCTGTTTGACGCAAGAGATTGCTGGTAAAGATATGTTTGACAGTGTCACTTGCTTCTTTAAAGTCATTAGCGTCCTTGCTCAATGAAATTTCTTCTGGCACCCAAAAGAACCCACGAGCTTCTTGTTCGTATTTGGCCAGTTTGTTGTATTTGACTTCTTCGAATCGTTGAATGGTTACAGGACCAGCAGGATCCAAAAACATCTTGCGATGTAGATAGTCTGTTTTGGTAGCGAGATTGTATTGTGCTTGGCTCATTTTTATATCCTTGTAGAGTATTTGTCTTGTTCCCATGCCAGTTGGTACAAGTTTCTTAGTTGTTGTTGTAGTGCAGTTTCTACAAATTGTTTATTATCAATAGATGCAATAGATATCACGCCTCCAGCAGATGTAGTTGCAAAAGCATCATCTGCTGTGTTCAATAATTCTTCGTTGATGTCGCAGTATTGAAAATCTATACCATGTTCTTGACATAGTGTGTTTACCAACTTCATAGTAATTCCTGACAGTCGGTTACTTGCAGGAGATAACACACATCCATCTTTGATTATTGCCACACTAAACTGCGGTCCCTCAGTAAGCAAGTCATTGTGATCTAACAAAATAGGATTGTCAAATCCACGCATGGTTGATTCGAGCTGTGCTATAGTGAAATCTTGTCTGGCAAAGTTTTTGTAAGCCTGATTAATTGATGTATCTGGAATACGGCGAACTTTTCTAGCAATGCATAACTTCATGTTTTGTTCTGGTTTAACTGATTCATACGGTCCTGTTCCTATCATTAACTGAGGTTGTGTTTTTATAATATCACGTATGTCATAAGAAGAAGGTTCTCCTCGAGTGGCAATTATCCACACATGAATATCTTGGGTGGCTTGAGCGTTGATTTCTTTTATAATGCAAACAAGTTCATCAATGGTGTGCTTTACATTGATGTAATAATATTTGCAACCTTGTAAAAAACGATTGATATGTTGATCAATAGCCAATGCTCGATTGTTTTTAATGCTGATTACATCATACACGCCGTAAGAACGCAGCAGTCCAAAATCTTGAACATTGATTTTTAAATCACTGACTTGGCAGAATTTACCATTGTGCCAAGCAGGAAAATTACTGTTATTCATTTTTTTCTTCTATGGTATAAAACCAATCATCTCCTGCGGTCCACTTGCGTGTGCCATCTACTGTGAAAATAGTTTGTGCGGCTTTGAAGTCTGGAAATTTCACTGTGCCTGAAATCAAACTTTGATCGTACCATAAGCATCGGTTGTTGGGCTGACAGGCAAACTGACCATTTTCCAATCGAATAAAGTTAAAACTCTTGTGTTCTTCAGCAACTTCGGTAAAGCCTGTGTCCACATCCATACCATCAGCACAAAAGTCCACAGTGAACAAATAAGTTCCGTGGTGCCATTCCTTGTCTTTGCCCAGGAACTTTACGCCTAGATTACGCAAGCCTATTTTTTCAATAATAGTAAAACGATAGCCCATACAGTCCCACAGTTGCAAAGTATCTATAGGTAGATTGCCTGTGTAGTTGTCTTGCCACACATAAGCATGGATAGGCAGTTTGTCGTAAAGAGCACCGTAATTGGGCAACAGTGATTCAATGCGAAACACTTGTCCCCGCAGGGCTTTGAGACTGACCCATATTGCAGGTTCTAATTCTCCGTGCCCTTTTTCAAAGTTATAGAGAAATTCTCTTTTAACA